GCCAATAAAATATGCTTTAGTGCCGTCACTGTTAAACGCTATATCTCTTGGATTTGTTTCTTGGGAAGCAGGATCAAAAGTTTTAGAGTCGTAACTAGCGCTAGTAATGCTAAACCCTGTTACATCTGTCGCACCTTCCATAGCTTCCTGCAAAGCGGCTAACTCTGTGTTAGTAGCGGCATTAGACCAGGTTGTAGAACCGTATGTACCGTTAGAATTAAACTGCCAAGTGCCTGAGTTGTTACGAACAATAGACCGCTCGCCATCAGTACCCTTTGCAATCTTCCATGTAGTCCTGTCGTCAGTAGATACAGCGTAGTAAATAGCGCCATCACCAGCGGCTTCATCAGCCGCCATAGAGTTAACGTCAGTCCAGTATATAGAGTCCGTTGAATCTGTTGTGTGAACAGCGTGGTAGCCTGAAGGAATAGCCGCTGTTCCTATTGTGTATTCATTAACGCCGTCAGAGCCTCTTCCAGAAACATACATCTTGGTGCCATCGGCATTAAAAGCTAATCCCTTCGGCTCGTTTTCTTGTGATGCAACGCTAAACGATCTAACAAAAGATGTTGTTGAAACATCAAAAGCAGTGCTTAACTCATATTCATTTACGTTATCGCTAGTGTCTCCGGTCATAAACAGCTTAGTGCCGTCATTATTAAATCTTATGCTTTGCGGAGTTAAATCCTCATTAGCCATAGAAAAACTTTTGCTTGCATAAGAAGCTGTGCTGATATCAAAAGCTGTCGTTAACGTATATTGAAATATCGTGCGATTATTGGAATCACAAAAATAAAATTTGGTTCCATCATCATTAAATGTAATGCCTTGCGGCGCTGTCCCCTGACTGCTTATTCCAGTAAAGTTTTGGCTGTAAGACGCTGTTGATAAATCAAACCCTGTTGTTAATGTGTATTCATTAATATCATTTCCAGCGTCACCAGCAATAAACATTTTGGTGCCGTCAGTATTGAACGCTATATCTTGCGGACCACTATCTTGAGATAAAACGCTGAAGTTTTGGCTATAAGAAGCTGTTGATATGTCAAAGCCCGTTGTTAATGTGTATTCGCTTACATCGTCGCCTTGCTCTCCAAGAACAAACATCTTAGTGCCGTCAGTATTAAACGCTATCCCATGCGGTTCTGTGTCTTGTGTGCTTGTTGAAAAACTAGTAACAAACGATGCAGTGCTAATATCAAATCCCTCAACAAAACCACTAAGCTCTAAGTCACCATCAGTCGTGTTGTACACAACGGCGTACATTTCCCAAGAACCTGAAGCTACTTGATCGTAAGATGTGGGTGCTGTGGTTGTGCTAAATGCACCAGCGGTAGACGTTAAAACAAAAACGCCACTGTTGGCTTCAATGGTTTTGCCTACGTCAGCAGAAGTAAATGAGCCTGTGCCTAAAAATACTGAAGCAGGAGTTATGTTGTATTCATTTACATCATCACCCGTATCACCAAGAATAAACATCTTTGTGCCGTCGGTGTTAAATCTTATTGACTTTGGTGCTGTGTCCTCAGCCGAAACCGAAAAGAGTTTACTAAAGGATGCTGTTGATACGTCAAAACCAGTAGACAATGTATATTGGTTTACATCGTCACCACCTATTCCGACCACAAACATCTTGGTGCCGTCAGTGTTAAACGCCAATCCATGCGGGTTGGTTTCTTGAGAATTTACTGAAAAGTTCTGGGTATAAGAAGCTGTTGATAAATCAAAACCAGTGCTTAAAGCGTATTCATTTACGTTGTCACTGGTTTGACCAACAATAAACATTTTTGTTCCATCGGAATTAAATGCTATATCTGTTGGATCTGTTTCTTGAGTAGATACAGAAAAGTTTTGCGAGTATGAAGCAGTGCTTACATCAAAGCCCGTGGATAACGTATATTCATTTACGTCGTCACCATCAAAACCAACTACAAACATCTTTGTTCCGTCTGCATTAAACGCAAGACCTGACGGGCTTATTTCTTGAGACGCTACGCTAAATGATTGAGTATAGGATGCAGTGCTTACATCAAAGCCAGTGCTTAAAGCGTATTCAAATACACTGTCATTTGTGCGACCAACCATGAACATTTTAGTGCCATCAGCATTAAAAGCTATTCCATCTGGGTTATTATCTTGACTAGACACAGAAAAGTTTTGCGAGTACGCGGCTCCGGCTACATCAAATAAATTAAAATTTAAAGTAGTCGCTGTGGCACTGTTAAGCCTTGTGTAGTTTTCTGTCGTTGAGTCTACGTCCCAATCGTTGTTAGAAACGCCAGACTGAGCAACCTCTTTGGTTACAGATACAATAGGTACGCCAGAAGTAATAGACGAGGACAGCGTAAGTGTAGACTGCTCGTTAAGAACGTACGTCTTGCTTTGCGTAGCCTTTTCTACACTAACGTGCTGATTAACAGATGAAGCACTAATGTACGCATCAGGCACAGTAGCCCACGTTACAATGGCGCTAAGATCATTAGTCTCTGTAATCAACGGAATAGTAGCGGCTACATAATCAATAACAGCCGCATTGGTTGGAACCTGATTGTCTACGTCAGAAAATGTTTCAGACGATAAAGTAACTGCGCCAGCATCAAGATTAGAAAACGCAACGCTGGTTAAGTAGCCCTCTGTACTATGGTCGCCCCAGCCAAACGCTGTATCCCAGTTGGATACGTTCAGGTTAGACCCTGTAACAGCGCCAGAAAACGTACCTGTAGTACCAGAAATAGCCGCTGTTGAAGATCCGCCAATAACAGCGCCATCAATAGATCCACCATTGATATCGGCTGTAGTTGCCGTCAATGAGCTAAACGTACCTGCGGCGGCAGAGTTAGCACCAATAGTCGCGCCGTCAATCGCACCACCATTAATGTCTACATTACCAGACGTAAATGATGTATTAGCTGTTAAGTCAGTAAACGTACCAGCGGCAGGTGTTGCGCCACCAATAACTGAATTGTCTACTGTCCCACCGTCAAGGTTAGCGGTCGTAATAGTTCCAAGGTTGCTTACCGTAGCGCCATCAAAGTCAACAGTGCCAGTAGCAGTAAGATCAGTAAATGTACCAGCGGCGGCTGTAGAAGCGCCTATTACGGTTCCATCAATGTTACCGCCGTTAATGTCAGCGGTAGGAACGGTAACTGTGCCGGTAAACGTAGGGCTTGCTGTATCAGACTTCGTAGCAATCGCAGTCGATATAGCATCAAATTCTGTTTCAAACTCTGTGCCGCGAACAACCTTGTTGGTATCGCCACCGGGCAGAGTATCTTTAGCCGCAAAGTCAGTAGTCTTGGTGTAGTTAGCCATTGGTAGTTCCCAGCCTGAAAATAAGAAAGGGGGCCGAAGCCCCCGATTGATTTAGGCAGATGGTACTGCCAGTACAAAGCCAGCCTCTGGGCGATACACCTGAACACCATAAAGGGTGTCTGCGGTGTACAGCGTAGAGAGGTACTCTTGCTTGTACTGAGTCTGCGAACGTACAGCTACCTGCTCTGCCATTACAACAGCTTCGTTGTGGAACAGCAGGGCCGCACGAGTATCGACGGTACCAACAGTGTTGTCAGCCGCGGACTCGATTGTTCGGCAGTTGGCAGAAACGTAAACGTCTACACCATACAGGTTGCCGATCAAGCCGCTGTTGACTGTGCCGCCAGATACAAAGTCAGATGACACATACCGATCAATACCCATAATCGCATTGCGCGTTGCGGGCGGGATAATCAGGTTACGATTTTCCATCGGTACGTTGTTGTCATCCATCTTCTGGATCATGTCGCGGAAAAACGCATCCGTGAACTCGTCACCAGCTACTAGAGTGTCATCAGTGTACTGAGTGGTAGTGCCACCATCGTTAAAGAAACAGCCAGTGTGCTGGTAATCAGTTTCAGCAGGGCTAAATACAATAGCGCCACCGTCACCAAAACCAGTACCAGCCGCGTGCAGGTCATTGTCAACCTGTACAGCCAGAGCGTAACCAGCGTCTTCAGTGTAGAACTGACGCAGAGATGACAATGCTTGTACCTCTACGATGTCCTCGATCAGACGCGAGTATTCAAAGTGACGGTTAATGGTAACTGTCAACTCTGACTCTGTATTGGCAATGATCGTTACCGCAGTATCAGCCGCCTTAGCGTTGGCATCACCACGAGTAGGCTTCGGGATATGAATAACGTCACCCTTCTTGCCATTCATAGAGATACGCTTGACAAGGGGTGCCATCTTCAAGTTCTTTTGATAGGCGGCAATGATTTCGTCTGACCAAATTTCTGGTACAAAAGTTGCCGCTTCTGTGAGTGCGGTATTACCCGCCGCGCCGGGATAGGTTGCTGTAGCCATGAGAAATCTCCTTTAGGGCTATCTAACGCGACCCTCGGCGTAGGCTTTCAGCAGTTCATCTGAAAGACTTTGATAACGCTCTGGGTCATCTCGCATAAGTTTTACAATGTCAGCGCGACGATAGACCTTCTTCCTTGTCCCCTCTGTGGAACCGCGAGCGTTACCAGTGTTTGCAGACTTTACAGTATTTCTACGGGCCGCCAATTCTGCGTTAGCAGTCTGTTGGACAACCTGATTACGCTCTTTGTAAAGCGAAAACAGTTCATCCGCGGCGTCATAGTCATACCGTTGGTCGGCATCTACAAATAACTTTGTTCTAACCTTTGACCCTTTAATCCACTCGGCAAACTTAGGGTCTTGCAATATCGTTTCCATCTCTGGGTGTTTGGACTTCAACTGTGCAAGAGTGGCCTGTTGTTTTGCCTGTTGAGTGTAAGCCTCCGCTTCCTTGATCTTGGGGTGGTTAGCAATACGGCTATCCACAGCTTTTTGAGGATCAACGAAGAAATCAACATCTTCGCTATCGTCTACTTGCTGTTGCTCAGGTGCTTCTTTAGCCGAGAGTTCTGTCTGGATATAGCTGTCAACCACTTGCCGCAATTCGCCGACTTCATTCCGCTGTTTGCCTGAAAACTTCTCAAGCTCTTGGTGCATCTGTATCAACTCTTCAACAGACTTACCTTGATACTTGTCTGGTATTTCAGATTTTTGAGGTTGTTCCTCTACAGGTGCCTCAACAGCTTCAACGACCGACTCTTCCGGTAGTGTGGTGTCCATCTCATCTGGACGCTCTTCAATAATTGTCGCTCTTGACATTACTTAACTTAGCCCCGCCTTATCAAAGGTTGTGGAGATATTTAAAGTTCACCCGCCTCTCGACGAGCTTCCCTTCCTCTTCGTCCCGCTTCCTCGTGTTCGCGTACCCACTTCATGTGGCGTCCGGGGAAATCCCCAGTAGATCCATCTAACACAAACGGAGTCGCCGAAACGACCTTCGTAGCTACAGCGCCGCAACCGCACCTATGGGTTGTGGTTGTGCTGTCTACAAATTCTTCAAACAAATGACCGTTTTCGCACCTAAAATCAAAAACCCTAATCATCTGTTCCTACCAAATCGTCATAACTGTTGTTTATTGAATCTTCAAACTTCAACAGATATACCAATACTTCTAGCTGACCCTGCCTAAAAAACAGGTCTTCAACATCTTTTATCACCGCGACATTATTAATAGTCGCCGCGTTCTCTGTCAACTCTTCCGTTAACTGCTTCCAGCCATCACTTCTGAATAAATCAAAGTAATCGTTGTAATACTTTTCATCTTCACGATTCATCAGGCTTTCTTTTTCCTTCTTCTGCCAGATGCAGTCACTGCATACTTGACGCGCTTTGGCCCTGTTTTCTTCGCCTTGGCGGCATCCTTTTCCGCCTTGGTCATCTTAGCGGCTACCTTTTTGGGCCTACACGCAGGGTATGGACGCTTTGAGCCTTTGGCCTTTTTACGACCGCAAGGCTTTCCGGTTTTAATATCAACCCACTCTTCCTTAAACCACTTGGTCAAACCGCCTTTAGTTTTAGGCATAAGTACCACCGCGCTTTTTATACTCTCGCACTAGCCACGCATTAGCGTAGGCGCTAGGGTATACGTCAAACTTCTTCTTGGCCTCGGCTTTCACCCGCGCATATAACGCCTTGTTCTTTGGCGTTGGACTGCTCTTTTTTTTAGGTTTAGTTTTTTTAGCTGGCACTACTTTTTAACCTTTTTTTTCTTTTTCTTTGGCTTTGTCGAATACGCACCGCTTCCATAACCCATAACAGCTTCCTATTTAGCCTTGTGGACTTTCTGAACCTTGAAATCAGCCGACTTTGATGCGCCCTTGTGGGGCTTGTAGCCGCCTGACGGATCCTTCATCAACTTGTAGCTACTATCACTCTTCATCCAGTGATAGCCGTCTGGAGCTTTTACTTTCATGCTGTCACCACTTTTTGCACGACCAGTATCGTGCTGTCAACTTACTTGGCGGGTTTGTATCACACTTGTGCCTAGCGCGGAATGACTTACGACGAGCAGGTTGATCCTTCTTGATCGTCATATTGGCATCGCCAAACCTAA